GAATTAGAGTATATCGGTTGGGATTATGAACTTGTATATGGTATTGACACTAATTCATATATGGGTTGTACTTTATCCCATTTGAAAGTCTTAAAACTTGCAAAAGAAAGAAATTTTGATAAGGTAATGATAATTGAGGATGATTGTTTTTTTATGCCTTATGCAAAATCTTTGATTAATAAGTTAGATTCTGAATTGGAGAGATTGGATTATTCTATCTTAAATTTATCTCCCACATTAAATAGACATATTAATAAATCTAACAAAAGTGAGTTTCTTTTAGATATGACAAATCTCCCTGAAAAACAACGTCCTGAATTTAGGGAAATCTATGCTGCGAATATGGTAGTGTACGATAAAAACGTAATAAACGAAATCTTTAACATTAAAAATACCTCACATCAAAATGGTGATTATTTTTATGCATATGATGATTACTTATTTCATTTTATAATACAAAAATATCAATCATATTGCCCTATACTACCAATTTGTTGTCAGGGTAATGATTGGTCGGATATCTCACAAGGAATGTATAATAATTTTTACACTCAAACGTATAATTGGAACTCTTACAGTCCCATTAAAATTCCAAACGAATATATGGATTTTAATACTAATAAAGAAAAAAAAGAAAAAAAAATATATGAAACCATCTGTTAAATTTATTACTGCAATATATAGTGATTTATTCGGTAGTGAATTTGGTGGAAGACCTAATAGATATTGGCATTATCGATGGAGTTTGTTATCTCTTTTAAAAATGACAGATGCGGATTTTGTTTGTTATACATCTGATAGAGAGTACGAGGATTTAAAAACCTTTTTCTTTATTGAAAATAATGTTAACAAGGAGAAGTTAAAAATTGTTGTATCAGATTTAAATAAAAATCGGTATTCCAATTTAATAAACAAATATAAAGATGTGGAAAAGGCAAAAGTCGGAGATAGGTGTTTAGAGATTCAATATATGAAATTTGAATGGTTTAATAATGAAGATATGTCTTATGATTATTACTTTTGGATTGATGCAGGACTATCACATTGTGGATTACTACCAAACAAATACTTGTCACTAACGGGTAATCATAATAAGGGTTATTATGAATCAAATATTTTTAATAATGTATTTCTCAGAAATTTAGTTAGAAAAACTGAAAACAAGTTTACGATAATCGCAAAAGAAAACGATAGGAATTATTGGTCTGGTACTGTTAATCCAATACATTACAAAAAATATGATAGAAGTTATCACGTTATTGGAGGATTATTTGGAGGTAAAAAAGAATTGTGGAAAAACATTGTTGATTTGTTCAACGACTATTTAACTGAAGTTACAATTTCAGACAATAATTTATACTTTGAGGAACATATTATGTCTTTAATGTATCGAAATCACGAAGAATTATTTCACTCATATAGTTTTGATATTTGGTGGCATGAAGATGAAAGAATACCTGACTTTGATATTATAGCGCATACAAAGAAAAATAAAAGTTTTTATAAAATAATAGAAGAACTCAATAATGAATAATTTAACGCTTGTTACTGGATTATGGGACATTGGTAGGGGAGGGCTCAATGAAGGTTGGTCTCGTTCATTTGAGTTTTACCTTTCTAAATTTTCGGAATTATTAACAATAGATAATCCTATGATTATTTTCGGAGACTCAAAACTCAAAGAGTTTGTATTTGAAAGAAGAAATGAATCAAATACTCAATTTATTGAGAGGGATGTTAATTGGTTTAAAAATAATGAGTATTATACTTTAATACAACAAATTAGAACAAATGAAAAGTGGTATAATCAAACAGGGTGGTTGGTAGATTCAACACAATCAAAACTCGAGATGTACAATCCTTTAGTAATGTCAAAAATGTTTTTATTAAATGATGCTAAAATTTTAGATAAATTCGATTCAGAAAAACTATTTTGGATTGACGCAGGTTTGACTAATACCGTACATTCAGGTTATTTTACACACGATAAAGTTTTAGAAAAAATAAAAAATTTAACGAATAAATTTTTATTTGTTTGTTTTCCTTATGATGCGGAAACTGAAGTTCACGGATTTAATTATACTGAAATGAAAAAACTTACAAATAACATACCTAAAGTTGTTGCGAGAGGTGGGTTTTTTGGTGGAGATAAACAAACAATTTCAGAAATAAACAGCTTATATTATAATCTCTTAATTAGTACCCTTAATAATAAATTTATGGGTACGGAAGAAAGTTTATTTACTATTTTATTATATAATTATCCATCGTTAATTGATTATTGTGAAATTGAGTCTAATGGTTTAATTTATAAATTTTTTGAAGATGTTAAAATTAACAACGTTACTCTTAAAAATTTTGACACAAAAGATTTAAAATTTGATACAATAACTCGAACCAACGGAAACAATGTTGGGTTATATGTTATAACATTTAATTCTCCTAATCAATTTGAAACTTTAATAAACTCTATGTTAGAATATGACACAGATTTTATAACAAAAACAAAAAAATTCCTTCTAAATAATTCTACTGATTTAAACACTACTGAAAAATATATAGAACTATGTGATAAATTCGGATTTACACACATAAAAAAAGATAATATTGGTATAACAGGGGGGAGACAATTTATAGCAAAACACTTTGATGAACAAACAGATTTAGGTTATTATTTCTTTTTTGAGGATGATATGTTGTTTTACACTAAAAAAAATGAAATATGTAAAAATGGGTTTAATAGGTATGTAAAAAAATTATATAATAAATCATTAAACATCCTCCAAAAAGAAAGTTTTGATTTTCTTAAACTTAATTTTACTGAATTTTATGGTTCAAATGACAAACAATGGTCTTGGTACAACGTACCTCAAAATTTCAGAGAAACACATTGGGTGAATAATCCAAAATTACCTCATCAAGGTTTGGATCCAAATTCACCAAATACCGAATTCAAACATATAAAGTCTTTTCAAGGAGTACCATACGCTACAGGTGAAATATATCTATGTAATTGGCCCATTTTAATGTCAAAAATTGGTAATTACAAATGTTATTTAGAAACAGTTTTTGAACATCCTTTTGAACAAACATTAATGTCTCATTGTTATCAAAAAACTGTTAATGGTGAAATAAATCCTGGTATTTTATTATTAACCCCTACTGAACACAATAGATTTGAACACTATGAATCTACTTTAAGAAAAGAATGTTAAATTTTCTTTTCCGTATATTTATAGTAAAAACTATTAATGGAATTCTACATCAAAAAAAATGCAACACTTCCAGTTTTAAAACTCCAAGTTGTTAAAGACGGAAGAAGTGATTATAATAAATTTATGAATATGATAGAGGAATCCGCTATATTTTTTTCAATGGTTAACGTTGAAACGGGAATACCCAAAATAACTACAAGACCTGCGGGGTTTGTGGAAAAAATTCAAATAGAACCTAATGCCACTCCTGAATATTATATTTATTATAAATTTAACCCAAAAGACACAAATAAAGTTGGTAGATATGAGGGACAGTTTTTATTAAGAAACGATGATGGAACACTTATATTACCGATTAGAGAACAACTTTTTATAAATGTTCAAGAAAGTTATATTGCGGACGATTTAGATTACGAATCTTGTTATGTTATTGATTTTCCTTGTTGTACATAAATTAAAATAAAAAAATATGAGAATAGAAATTATAAACCCAAAAGAAATTGTTGTTGTACAAGAAAAACGCCAAACCTTTAATAGTTTAACTATAGAGAGAATCATTGATTTTGTGGAACAAAAAAAAGTTATAGTATTTTTAAAAGAAATACCTGATCCAATTATTGTGTGGGAAGGAGAAGAATATGATTCAAAAAGGGAATGGACAAAAAATGAAGTTGCCCAATATGTTAAAAGACTTTATTCTGATGTTTGATTTGTTATCAACTATTTAATATATTTAGGATTGAAGGTAAATGCCTCCTTTGTGAGTCAGAGAATACACCAAACCTAAAAAATATATATAATGATATCATCCGAAGAAATTCAGTCCTTTTTAGAAGGTTCAGATCCTGAAAAATTTATTGTCTCAATTGAATACGATTATGCCGCCAATTGTATCTACAAAGTAAAAGACTGTCCTGAAAAAGGAAAATCACTACAAAAAGAAAACTTTACCTCTTTTGGGTGGGTAGGAGATTTAAGAGGTTTAAATTTTTATCAATCATCTAAAGATTTACAAAAAAGTGCAATGTCTAAGTATGGTATTGTGATAGAAAAGCTTAGAACTGATGGTGATGAAAGATTAGAAAACGGACTTACTTTTATTGTGAAGTCAATCAAAGGTTATAGAGAACTAATACAGTTTTTTAGAGATGGAGGGATAGATCCTTGGGGCGAAAGAGTTAAAGATAAAATAATGATTCTTCCCCCCGTTGAGCAATATTTAATTTCAAAAGAAAAAAGATTATTTAAAGGTTATGAAGAATACAACGATATCACAAGATTTGTATTCGACTTAGAGACTACCGCTTTAGAACCAAAAGACGGTAGGATATTTATGATAGGTATGAAAACCAACAAGGGTTTTCTTAAAGTTATTGAATGTAAGGATGAAGATGAAGAAAGAAGAGGTATTGTGGAATTCTTTGAAATAATAGATAAATTAAAACCCTCAATAATAGGTGGATATAATTCTGCGAACTTCGACTGGTATTGGATATTTGAGAGGAGTAAGGCTCTTAATCTTGATTTAAAAAAATTACCAACCTCCTTAAACCGAATGAAACCAATTGCTCAAAAAGAATCAATGTTAAAGTTGGCAAACGAGGTTGAAAAGTATAATCAAGTTCAAATGTGGGGTTATAATGTAATTGATATACTTCATTCTGTTAGAAGAGCTCAGGCAATTAATTCTAACATTAAAGAAGCCGGACTAAAATATATTACAAAGTTTATTGATGCTGAAGCTAAAGATCGTATCTACATCGAACATACCAAAATTGGTTCTATGTATGCAAAAAAAGAAGACTATTGGTTAAACATTCAAAACGGAGGATATAAAAAGGTTGGTGTTGATTCTAAAATTGATGAGGTTTGTGAAAGAAGAAGTGATGTTTATATTAAAACAACAGGTGATGATATCGTAGAGAGATATCTTGACGATGACTTGGAGGAAACCCTACTTGTTGATGAGGAGTTCAATCAAGGGACATTCTTACTTGCATCACTTGTACCAACAACTTATGAAAGGGTTTCAACAATGGGAACTGCAACATTATGGAAAATGTTGATGTTAGCGTGGTCTTATAAACACGGACTTGCAATTCCAGCAAAAAACGAGAAGAGAAACTTTGTTGGTGGGTTATCAAGATTAATTAGAACAGGATACTCAAGAAACGTATTAAAACTTGACTACTCTTCACTTTATCCATCAATTCAGTTGGTTCACGATGTATTTCCCGAATGTGATATAACAGGTGCGATGAAGGGATTGTTATCTCATTTTAGAACAACCCGTATTATGTATAAGAACTTGGCTGAGGAATACGCAAGTATTGATAAGAAGAAGTCACTTTCTTTTGATAGAAAACAATTACCAATTAAAATTTTTATTAACGCATTCTTTGGTTCATTGTCAGCACCTCAAGTTTTTCATTGGGGTGATATGAATAAAGGAGAAATGATTACCTGTACTGGTAGGCAATACTTACGAATGATGATTCATTTCTTTATGGATAGAGGATATACACCACTTGTAATGGATACGGATGGTATTAACTTTTCAGTTCCTGATGGTGTAGAAAGTAGAAGATATATTGGTAAAGGATTAAACTGGAAAGTTAAAGAGGGTAAAGAATATGTGGGTGAGGAAGCTGACGTGATGGAGTTTAATGACTTAGCAATGAGGGGTGAGATGGCTCTTGACACTGATGGACAGTGGCCTGCCTGTATTAACTTAGCAAGAAAGAACTACGCCCTTATCACAGGTAAAGGTAAAATTAAACTTACAGGTAACTCAATTAAATCTAAAAAAATGCCAAAGTATATTGAGGTGTTTTTAGATAAAGCAATTAAAATGTTACTTGATGGTGATGGTAAAGGATTTGTAGAATACTATTATGAATACCTACAAAGAATATTCGATCAGAAAATTCCTTTGGCTCAAATTGCCAATAAGTCAAAGGTAAAACAATCTATTGATGACTATGTTGCAAGAAGTAAAACAAGAACAAAGGCGGGAGCGTTAATGTCAAGACAAGCACATATGGAACTTGCAATCAGAGAAAATTTAAATGTGAATCTTGGTGATATAATTTATTATGTTAATAATGGAACAAAGGCATCACATGGAGATGTTCAAAAGGTTAACAAACCAAAAAAGGGTTGGGCACAAGAACATTTAGATAGTTATTATCAGGGTTACGGCACCTATCCTGATGATAGTTGGGAATCAATAATCCAATTAAATTGTTATAGATTAGACCCAATAGATTTAGAAAACAATCCTGATATGTTAGGTGAGTACAACATCCAAAGAGCAATTGTTACATTCAATAAACGAGTTGAACCTTTATTAGTTGTATTTCAAAAAGAAGTTAGAAATAATCTATTAATTAAAAATCCTGAAGAAAGAGGTTTTTTTACTACAGAACAATGTCAACTCATTAATGGACAACCGTTCAAAGAAGAAGATCAAGATAAGTTAGAAGATGTGATGGAAATATCAAATGAGGAAATGGAATTTTGGACGAATGTAGGTGTTTCACCATTTCATATGTATAAATTGGCGGATCCATTTATGATGAAATTTTTAAAAGAAGATGAATTAAGACATTTTGAGACCGTCGGAGGATAATATATACCAATTACCTTCTACAAACTGAAATTGAACACAAGCTCCTTTTTCTAAAAGTAATTCGTCCCATTCTTCATCAATCATACCTACATCAGATTTAATCAAAACAGTTGTCAAAGATTTAATGGTAACTGTTTTGTTTTTTTCTGAGTTCAAAGTAACTTCCGAATTTTCAACATCTTTAACTATAACTAATAATTCCTCATCAATTTTATGATGTTCAGTTGTGACAATTTTATCAGTTACTATGTTTGATGTTTTAGGTGTTGTTTGTGTTTTGTATCTTACAACATTTTTTCTTGGGGATATGTCTTCAATTCTTATACTCATATTACATAAATTTGTCTTGGGAACGCCCTGAACTTTAAAGTTTTATTAAGATTTTCTGCAAGTAAAGCCTCTCTCTCTAAAACTTTATCAGGGCGTAGTCTTGTCAACTTACCTTCAGCACCTGTCAATTCCTCAACCAATTTTGTTTTTTCGTCTTTTCCTTCTGTTGCCAAAGATTGATAATCCATTGTAAGTTCAGAATCTGGTGTTTTAAGGTTACCACTAAATTTACCTCTAACTTTTGATAAAACTTCTTTACAACTAGCAATAAACCAATTTCTAACCCAAACTTGTGCTGGGTGATTTAAATCAACCCAAGATAATTTATCGATAGGTACGTCAGAAGGTAATTTAATTATGTCAGGATTTGACTTCAAACAATTATCTCTATCCTCGGGACCAACATCATAATACCAATACCATACTTTACCTTTTGCTAATGTGGAATTACCGAAATCAAATTTACCTCCTGGTGTGTTCATTAAATGTATAGCTTTCTTACCACCAGGTAATGCGGTAATTCTATACGTTAAATCACCTGCAATGATTCTTCTTTGGATATTGATTTCTTGCATTCTTAATAACATATCAAATGCTGGCATCATAAAATATGAACCTGACATATTACCAAGTTGCGCGTATCCTGCCGGTCCTGATATACCACCTCCTGCAATACCACCAAACGTCCAAGGGTCGAACAACATATTATTTAATTCTGCGGGAGTAAACCATAGTAATTCATTAATTTCTCTATTTGCAGGTATTTCATAAATTTGTTGATTAGGAACCAACTGAATGTAATCCTTTTTTAATTCCCATTCACCACCGGCTTGTAAACCAACAATTTTTGAATATGCATATGTATATCTGGTTTCATAGTCTAAACTTTTTGTTACAAAAGCACGTGATAATGATTGAGTCTCTATATTTAAATTCCACAAACTTGTCCATTGCGATTCTATTAACCAATCATTAACGGATTGGGAGTATTGATCTATGGCAAACTCAAGTAAAGTATCCATTTGTTCGTCTTCTAATTCAACACTCCTTAATGGTGCCCCTAATAGGTGTCTAATTTGGGTGTATAACTTAGATCTTTCAGGTTCTGGTATGATTGCCATAATAATTGTTTTTATATAAATATTTTATTTTTTCATTCTTAAATCATATAGTTCATTTACAAATTCCCAATTTACACAATCCCAAAAGTTTTTAATGTATTGGTCTCTTTTGTTTCTGTATCTTAAATAATATGCGTGTTCCCAAACATCAAGCCCAAGAATCGGGTAACCCCCACCCTCAATCACGTTCATTAATGGGTTATCTTGGTTTGGTGTTGACATAATTTTTAATCTTCCTGTCTTAGTTAATATTAACCAAGCCCATCCCGAACCAAATCTATCTAATGCGGTTTTATTAAATTCTTCTTTGAATTTATTAAATGAACCATATTGTTTTTTTATTTTATCAAAAACAATACCTTTAGGTGTTTGTTTTGTGGGGGACAACATTTTCCAAAATAATGCATGATTAAATGCTCCACCAGCGTTGTTTCTAACTTTAGTATCAAACTTGCTTATTGATTTAATAATATCCTCAAGTTCTAAATCCCCCTTTCTACTTGAAAGTGCATCATTTAATTTTTTTACGTATCCTTTGTAATGTTTATTATAGTGTATATCCATTGTCTCAGGATCAACAAATCTTTTGATTGCGGAATATGAATAAGGTAATTTATCAATTCCGATTTTTTTCATTTCCATCAAGAATTCCTTCTGAACATTTTCTTTGTTTTTAATTTCTATTTGTTCAGTAATTAAGTCAATTTTTTTTGTTAGTTTTTTATACCCCTCAAATATTGATTCATCATATTGTGGAAATTTTTTTTCAAACATTTTTATAATTCTACCAGCATATGCATTTGCTTCATCTTCATTTCTACCCCCAATATCTGAACCTTTTTCTCTTCCTAAAACACCAAGTTGATATTCGTGAATCCATTCGTGAGCTAATGTCCTCATTATGTCTCTATTAAGTCTTTTCTTTGTTAAGACTTTTATAATGTGTTTGGTGTTTCGACTACCTGTAGTCATACCTCCTATTCTCTCACCGGTAAATACTATACCTACTTTATGTTTAAGAGGGAATTTTGTGTTTAAAAACTTTATAAAATCCTCATAAAGATTGTGATCTTTTTTAGGTAAATCGGAATTATGATATTTTATTGATACGTTCATTATCAATAAATATCATTCATTGATAGTTTTATCTCATTGAGTTAATAGAGTTAAGTATTTCCTCAACAGTATCTCCACCACTTTCTATTGAGGTATCTCCCATTACGGTATTAATAATTTGTTTTTTTCTATTTAAAATATCATAGATTGCACCCTCAATTGTATTATCAAATAAAGGATAATAAACAAGAACATTATTTTTTTGTCCATAACGATAAGCTCTATCTTCGGCTTGTGCGTGTTCCGCAGGAACGAATGATAAATCATTCATAATAACAACCTCAGCAGAAGTTAAAGTTAAACCAACACCTGCTGCTTTAAGATTACCTACAAATACTTTAATCTTTTCATTTTCTTGGAATTGATCTACGGCATATTGCCTTTGGGGTTTTGTACAACTACCGTCTAAATAAACGGATTGTTTACCAAAATGATTATGTATCAGTTGTAAAGTATCTGTAAAATTTGTAAATATGATAACCTTTTTACCCTGCTCAATTATGTTTTCCGCAAATTCAATAGTGTTTTTAACTTTTTCATTTGCAATTATTTTTCTAACCTTCATCAATTTACTGAACTGAATTGTTAAAGATGATGATTCGTCTGATTTGTTATCATACCAATCATAATACTCTCCCATCATTTCTTCATAATCTTTTGATTGTAATCTCAAATATATGGGTGATATAATTTTATCAGGTAAATCAAGAACATCTTCTTTTAATCTTCTTAATATTTGTTTTGATGTTCTGTCTCTTAGTTCTTCTAAATTTGATGCTCCTTGAACATTCCATACTTTTCTATTGCCCGCTTTGAATTGGTATCCCTGACAGTATCGGATAGCATAAGCCATCCAATTCTGTGCAACGGGACTTTCGATGATACTCAAAAGATTATAATAATTCATCGGACGTGATGTCATTGGTGTTCCTGTGAGTAACCAAACTCTTTTTATATTTTTAACAAAGTTGTTAATTATTTTTGTCCTTTGTGCTTGTGCATTAGATACCATATGAGCTTCATCTAAAATAACAAGTTCAAAATTTGACTGAACAAGTAGTGAGTTTGATATATCTTTAATATCGTGAAAGTTTTTTAATATATCATAATTGACAATAACAAAGTCCGATTCGGTAGAATACTTTTTACCTTCGGCAATATACACACTTCTATCTGAATAGTTTTCGATTTCTCTTTGCCAATTTATTTTAAGTGATGCGGGACAGATAATTAAAATCTTTTTAGCTCCCGTTTCTAACGCCGCAATAATAGTTGATGTGGTTTTACCAAGTCCCATATCGTCAGCCAATATAAATCTACGAGAACCAACCAATTTTTCTATTGCTTCTTTTTGATGTGAAAGTGGAGGACGATGTTCGTATTTAGAATAGTCAATCTCAACTTTTTCTACCGTATGGGATTTAATTAATGCTGACTTAGGAATCCAAAATTCAGATAAAACGTCTTTTTCAAAAAATTTTCCCCATATATGGTATGACTTTTCTTTTTCCACTAAAAGTTTTTCAATGTAAATTTTATCAGGGGTTTGAAACAAATACTTTTCTTCCGCGAATTTTTTAGCAAAATAAGTATCTAACTCAACCCATTTTCTTGCTATTTTCGGTCTAACATTATAATACGAATTTATGTAATCAGATTGTGTCCTTGTTGGGTAGAATTTTTTACTTTTTTCTTTTTTTTCTTTTAGATACAAAATAAAATTGTTAGCACCCGAATACACTTCTAAAATATCTAATGCTTTTTGTTCTATTGTTTTCGAGGTAATCTCCAAAATAAACAGTTTTATACAATAATAATTATTATTTAGATATTTATCAATAAAACTGTTTTTATGTCAAATAAAGTTCCAATAACAAGGTTAGGTAAATTTTTTGGTGAAAACGACTATAATCTTGATATTTCTATGGGTGAAGAATGGTTAATTGGTGATATGAATTTTACTTGTGTCCTTTATCGTATTGACAGATATAAAACAAAAACAGATGATGTGTATGGTGAGACTTTAGAAGATGGTATTAAGTTTTTACCTCCTGTTGAGTTTAATGCATATATACAAGTATCGGCACCTGAAAATAAAATGATGGGAACTACAAGGATTGATCAAATGGAACCTGGTAATGTTAGGATATCAATTTATCAAAAAACTTTAGACGAATTAGGTGTTGATATTAATTTTGGTGATTATATTGGTTATTATGAGAGTGAAACTGTTGTGAGATATTATACCGTAAATAATGATGGTCGTGTTGTTTCCGACAACAAACATACTTATGGTGGTTATAAACCTTTTTATAGAACAATTTCTGCATCTCCTGTTGGACCTAATGAATTTAGAGGATTATGAAAAATTTAAATAAAATGAAAATTATTTTGTCTGAATCACAATATTTCAGAGTAAAAAAATTAATTGAGTCTTCAGAAGATGATATTGATAATAATGTGGAGCCGACAAAATACACTTATTTATCAGTAAAACTTTGGGAAAAGGGGAGAACTAAAAAATATTTTTTCAATAAAGTAAAATCTGTGGAAGATAAAAACCCAATACCAGGAAAAATTAAAATTGTTGGTAGCTCAGGTGATTTTATATTTGATAAAGATAAGATTAAAATCCAACCTGAAAGAGAGGTAATAAGTATTGATAAAGATGAATTTGACAAAAATTATAAAATAGAGGGTTCTTCCGTTCCCTCAACTATTGGTATAAATTCTAAAACAATATTATCATCCCTCAAAATGGCTTTTCCTGATAATTGGATGGAAGAAGATGAGATTTATAGTGCTGGATTGAGAGTAATTTACACTATTGGTGATAAAATCGGAGACCCTTTAGAAGATTGGTCGATTATGAATTATTTTGATACCAAATTAGAAATTCACGATTTATTATATTTGAGATATAAAGAGTTAGATTCTAATGAAGATATGTCCGATTGGTTAGTGTCTACATTTAGAAATGACAAAGAATTTATTAATTTTTTGGTTAATCGTCAATGGAAATCTATTGAAAGTGGTATAAAATTAGAAAAACAATCAGTTAATAATGTTATAACTAAATTGGGTATATCTGATGTTGTTTACTATCCTTTTGGTTCTAAAATGGATAGGTGGTATGGAATAGATGTTACAATCTCTGGTTTGAACTGTCAGATTAAACCAATGTCTTCTTTTTACGAAAAAGATGGGAAATATATAATAAATACTTATGGTATGAGAGATTACAAATCAAAAAGAAAAGTTGACAGAATTATTTTTGCTAATAAGAATCAAATTTTGATATTTAGAAACTCAGATTATGATGTAGTATCGAGATCTAAAGTTATATTTAATATAGAACCAAAAATATTTTAAAAATGCCTTTACCAAATAAAATAAAAAAAAAGATACCTTTAACTCAGTCTAAAACATTATATCCAAGAAGAGTTGAATTAAAGGAAATGATAGAAATGGATGGTACATATTTACCTAAGTCTCTATTACATGCCGATTTGGATAGGGGTTTTTTGGATTTTGTTAAAGATGAACTTAGATGTGTTGTTGAAGGGAAAACCATACCAACAGTTGATATTTTAATCTCAACTCAGAATTGGAGTCAATTTGTAGAAACTTGGGATTTTCAAAATATAGACAAAAATGCCGAACCTCCGTTCATTACTATAATCAGAACACCTGAAGTAAAATATGGTTCTAATCCTGCATTAAGATATAATATACCAAATAGACGACAATATTATTATGCTCAAGTACCAACTTGGGATGGACAAAGACACGGTATGGACATTTATAAAATACCCCAGCCAGTACCTGTAGATATAAAATATACCGTTGCAATAATTTGTAACAGGATGAGAGAACTGAATAAATTTAATCAAATTGTTTTAGAAAAATTTTCATCAAGACAAGCATATCAAGTAATTAAAGGACATTATATTCCAATAATTAATGACGACATTTCGGATGAATCGGTAATGGATTTGGAAAAAAGAAAAGTTTATATTCAAAAATATACTTTTACTATGTTAGGGTTTTTAATTGACGAAGATCAATTTGAGATTCAACCAGCTGTTACAAGAATACTTCAAATGTATGAAACTGATATAACAACACCAAAAAGAAGACTTAAAAGAGAAGAACCACCACCACCATCGGTATATGTAGAAACCTACCCTCCATCAGGTTCGACTCAATCAACTTATACCTTTGATTACACTACTAATTTGAAATTATCATATTCTAATAATGTGGATAATTTTGATGTATTCATAAATGGAGATTTTTATGGGAATACTTTAGAAGAAATTCAAATTAATACAGGAGACGTTTTAACTTTGAATATTATCAAATATGTGATATCAGATAATGCGGTATTATCTTTTGTTAGGGAATTAATATAATTATTCCCCATATATATCTTTCTTTTCTTTGCATTTTTCTAATATGAGATTTTCCAAAAATTTATACATCTTAATACCACGCTTATCACAGTACTTCTTCAAAACATCGTGAACCTCAATCGAAATCTTCAAATTTTTTATCTTCTTGACATCATTATCCATAGGTAGAAAAAAGGCAGAAAATAATCATACCAATATATAAATAGTTTTATTTAAGTAAAGTTTTTGGTTAAATCCACAATATTTATATTAAAATAAATCTTATAAATTAAAAAAACAAAATGGCAACTAACAGTAAAGTATTTGTATCACCAGGTGTATATACTTCAGAAGTTGATTTGAGTTTCGTTGCTCAAAGTGTTGGTGTAACAACTTTGGGTATTGCGGGTGAAACTTTGAAAGGACCTGCTTTCGAACCAATTTTCATAAGAAACTTCGACGAGTTTACAACTTACTTCGGGGGTACTTCACCAGAAAAATTTGTGAATACTCAAATCCCTAAATATGAAGCGGCGTATATCGCAAAGGCTTATTTACAACAATCAAATCAGTTATTTGTAACCAGGATATTAGGTTTATCAGGATACGACGCTGGACCTTCTTGGTCAATTCTAACTGTAGCAAACGTAGATCCAACAACTATTGGGTTTGATTGTGCAAGTGGTGTCACGGTAGATTGTGAAAAAGTTTGTACATCCGCAAATACTGAAGATATCTTAGTTAATTTTAGTGGATGTAATAATTCTGCAGATAGTATTGTATTTTTAAATTCATTTCCATCAGAAATACAAGATATGTTTAACGAACAATATCAACAATTTGATGGTGGGGTGTCCTCAATTAGTTCTAATATAACTAATTCTATTTTTGGAATATTGTCATTGGACAATCCTACAACAGGAAAAACGATTGATTATTTTGGTTCTATTGATGTTGATGATTATACAGGGTTTACAAATCCAACTTTTTCCTCATTTACTGAAAATAACGTTTTTGAAGTCCCTTCTGTTAATTTAAATGAAACTGACTTAACTTCTCCGTTTAATGATACTTGGTATTATGCAACATTTGATAATACTGGAAATGGTAATTACACAGGTTATTCATTTTATTCGTATTATACAGGAGTAACGCTTACAACAACCTCATCAACTTGTGCATCATTCTACAACTTTTCAATAAGTGGTAATTCAGGTGTTATAAATTACAACACTAATGTTATTGATATATGTTTACCTTCTGGGTTTACAAACGTGTATTCAGCTCTTACTCCTACTTTTAGTGCTTGTACAACTGCGGTAACGGTTAATGGAGTTACGCAAGTTAGTAATTCAACAAGTGTTAACTTTTCTGCGGAAACCTTAACTTATGTGTTAACATCACAGGATGGTTCAGTAACAACGACTTGGACTGTAAATATCTATCCTTATGATCCTTGTATACCTTGTCCCGCAACTAGTGGTGGTAATCAAGATTTAGGTGAAATTACAACTTGTTATTCAGGTACAGTAGTTGGTAAACTTTACAAATTTACAGGTAATTCTTACAGTGATTTTGATAATTTAGTTGTTTCCACATTAAGATCGAGAGGTATTTCAAATTATACTGATGGTGAAAACCCAACTTGGGAGGTGACAGGTTTAACAGACGTTTCTTTGGATATGACAGGTGCTTATTCTGGTGTAACCAAAAATCCTTATTTACCATTTTTAGTTAATGCAACAAACTACAAAGGAGAAACATTCTCATTTGAGACATCAATGTCAATATCTGACGCAAAATACATCAGTAAAGTTTTTGGTTCTAGCAACTTCGGTAAAAATAGATTTAATGTACCTTTAATGATGGAAGAAAGATTCCAATCTCTTTTAAATTATGGTTATAGAAAAGGTTATATTAGAGGTTTAAATCCTGAATTAGTTTCATTGGATTCGGCACAAAGTGAAAGTTCAACATCGATTGGTTGGTATCTTGACAGATATCAGTCACCAAGTTCTCCTTGGGTTGTGTCAGAATTAAGAGGTACAAAAGTGTATAACTTATTTAAATTCTACACAATTGCTGATGGTAACAATGCTAACACTAATGTAAAAATGTCAATTGCGGATATATCATTTGCGAATCAAACATTTACAGTGTTAGTAAGAGATTATTATGATACCGATTCAAATCCTACAGTATTGGAGAAATTTACTAACTGTTCTATGGATCCAAGTCAAAATAACTTTGTGGCTAAGAAAATAGGTACGTTAGACGGTGAGTTCGAGCTGAACTCTAAATATGTAATGGTTGAAATGAACGAAGATGCACCTGTTGATTCACTACCTTGTGGATTTGAAGGATTCAACTTTAGAGAATATGCGGGAGCAACCTCTCCATTCCCAATCTTTAAAACTAAATACGATTTTCCAGGTGAGGTTATTTACAATCCTCCATTTGGTTTACCTTCAGGTAATGACAATTTAACAACTACAGGTGGTGATAACGTTAGAAGGACATACCTTGGTTTGTCAAATTTCTGGGGTTATGATCCTGATTTTTATGAATATGTTGGTAAACGTAATCCTATTTCATCTTGTGATTTAGAAGGATCGGAATGGTCTTATAGAACAAGAGGTTTTCATATGGATATAAATGCGAGTGTCTTAACAATCGGTAACGCATTCTCAACAAGCGGAACCCCAAGATTCTATGTTGGTGATGCACCGTTTGCTTCAGAACCTTTAAATGAAACAAGCCCATATTACAGATTGTTCTCTCGTAAATTCACTTTGTTTGTACAAGGCGGGTTTGATGGTTGGGATATCTACAGAGAAAGAAGAACTAATGGTGACAGATATGTCTTAGGAAGACAAGGATTCCTTAATGGGGCTTGTCCATCTGATAGATACCCACAAGCAGTTGGTTGGGGGGCATTTAAACAAATATCTATTGGTGATGGAACAAGAAATTATGCGAATACAGACTATTATGCATATCTATTAGGGATTAGGACATTTTCAAACCCTGAGGCGGTTAATATCAATGTGTTTGTTACACCTGGTATTGACTATGTAAATAACTCTGACTTAGTTGGTGATACTGTAGAAATGATAGAATTTGATAGAGCAGATTCGTTGTATATCACAACAACACCTGACTATAATCTATTATTACCAACAACAACAGGACAAGATGGATTGATTTACCCTCAAGAAGCTGTTGATAATTTAGAGGAAGCAGGTATTGATTCTAACTATACTGCGACTTACTATCCTTGGGTATTAACTCGTGATACCGTTAACAACACTCAAATTTACATTCCGGCAACTGCGGAAGTAACAAGAAACTTGGCATTGACAGATAATATCGCATTCCCTTGGTTCGCAGCAGCAGGTTATACTCGTGGTATTGTTAACTCAGTTAAAGCACGTAAAAAGTTAACTCAAGAGGATAGAGATACTCTATATGTAGGTAGAATTAACCCAATTGCAACCTTCTCAGATGTTGGTACAGTAATTTGGGGTAACAAAACTCTTCAAGTTAGAGAATCTGCACTTGACAGAATTAACGTAAGAAGATTGTTACTACAAGCTCGTAAATTGATTTCAGCGGTTTCTGTAAGATTACTATTCGATCAGAATGACGAACAAGTAAGACAAGATTTCTTAAATGCGGTTAACCCAATCTTGGATTCAATCAGAAGAGATAGAGGTTTATATGATTTCCGAGTTACAGTTTCTAGTGATACTGCTGACTTAGACAGAAATCAAATGACTGGTAAGATTTATATCAAACCTACTCGTTCACTCGAGTTTATTGATATAACATTCTACATTACTCCAACAGGAGCGTCGTTTGAGAATATCTAATAAAAAAATAAAAAAAGAAAAGGGAGACAGGTTCTCCCTTTTTTTTATGTGTGTGATATTTATTAATATGAATTATATTAGTTTGACACGACAAATTATCAAAGAAATGGTTGATGATTTGGAAGAAAAAAAATATGGATTAAAATATTATGCATTTGATTGGGATGATAACTTGATGAAAATGCCAACACAAATTATTCTTTTAAATGAAGAAGGTGATGAGGTTGGTATGTCAACTGAAGATTTTGCAGAATATAGAACAGATATTGGAAAAAAACCTTTTACATATAATGGAGAAACAATAGTTGGTTTTGCGGATAATCCATTCAGATTTTTTGGCACACAAGGAGATTCAAAATTTATGACAGACATTGAGGATGCTCCATTAGTTAGAGGTCCTTGGAGAGACTTTGTTGAAGCAATCAATAACGGTTCAGTTTTTGCAATTATAACAGCTCGCGGACATCATCCAAATACGTTAAAAAAAGGAGTTCTTAAACTTATTTTAATGGGACGTGGAGGTTTAAACAAGGAACAATTAGTTCAAAGTCTTATAGAATACAGAAGAATTATGGGATTAAAACCAATAACAAATGAAAGTTGGTTGATAAGGGATTACTTAGAAAGATGTAGATTTTATCCTGTGAGTTATGGTGAGGGTTCGGCAACAAATCCTGAAGAGGGCAAGGTTAGAGCAATGGAGGAGTTTATAAATTATGTAAAAGGGATGTCATTTAGATTACAGAAAAAAGAATATAAATTTGTTAATGATGTAAGTAATAGATTTGTCCCAAAAATGCCAATGGTAGGTTTTTCAGATGATGATGTAAGAAATGTAGAAGTAATGAAAAAACATTTTGAAAAGAAACCAGATAATATATTAAAAACTTATTTAACTAAAGACGATGAAAAAACTATGATGGAGCAACTAGTAATAAGAACTTTAAAGAAAATTAAATCAAAGTAAATAGAAAAAATTTTACAACGATATATTTATAATAAAATAATAAACAAAAATTTAAAACAAAAAAATTATGGCTGATTTGTTAATGAAAATGCCAGTTCCTTACGAACCGAAAAGACAGAACAGATTTATTTTGAGATTTCCATCTTCTTTAGGGATTAATGAATGGTTTGTTGAAAGTGCGGCAAGACCTTCCATCAAGATAAATTCAACAGAAATACCCTTTTTGAATACATCAACTTATGTCGCAGGTAGGTTTACTTGGAGTTCAATACAAGTAAAATTCCGAGACCCAATCGGTCCTTCCGCTTCACAAGCTCTTATGGAATGGGTTCGTCTATGTGCTGAATCAGTAACGGGTCGTATGGGTTACGCTGCTGGATACAAAAAAAATGTGGACATCGAAATGTTAGACCCAACTGGTGTTGTTGTGGAAAAATGGATATTAGAAGGAACATTTATGACAGATGTTAACTTTGGTTCATTAGCATACAGTCAAGATGCATTGGCTGATGTTACAGCTACTATGCAAATGGATCGTTGTATTCTTGTGTACTAAATTATTAATTATATTAAATTACGTCCCATATGGTTTACCGTATGGGATTTTTATTTACAAAAAAAATATGTAAAGTATCTTTATAATAAAAAAAGTATATGGAAGATTATGCATTACAATATGGGCAAACAGATTTTAATTTACCACACGATGTTGTGAAATTACCATCAGGTGGTGTTTTTTATAAATCTAAGAAAAAAAGTGTAAAAGTTGGATATTTGACTGCGGTTGATGAGAACATTTTATCAAACATTAACCCCGAAAGATCGATAAGAGAGACTGTTGTTTTACCTTTATTAAGAAATAAGATTTATGAACACGATTTAAGACCTGAAGAACTATTAGATGGTGATACTGAAGCGTTATTGATTTTTTTGAGAAACACTTCTTTCGGACCTGAATATAGAGTTAATCTTAGGGATCCAAAAACTAATGCCACATTTGAAACAAGTATAATGTTGGATGAGTTAAATATTAAAAAAACAAATTCATCTCCTGATGAGAATGGATATTTGACAACTACTTTACCTAGAAGTGGAAATGAAGTTAAACTTAAATTATTAAATGTTCGGGATTTAATGGAAATTGAAACTGTAATTAGTTCTTACCCTAAAGGAAGGACAGCACCCGTCCAAACAACAAGATTAAATAAAATGATTGTTAGTATAGATGGAAATGAAGATAGAATGTACATTTCAAAATTCATAGAATCTATGCCAATAATGGATTCAAAACATATCAAGAATTTTCTATTTGAAAACGAACCAAGATTAGACTTAACAAAAGAAGTAATAGCCCCGTCAGGAGAAAGAGTAATGGCAGACATTACTTTTGGGGTTGAATTTTTTCGGCCTTTCTTCTGATTATTCAAAGTACCTTTTAGATGAGTATTACATTTTAGCAAAATTTCTTCGTACTACCTATACGGAATTTCTTAAAATGCCAACATATGTAAGACGTTATTTAATTGACAAAATTGTTAAGGAACACGAAAAAAACAATTAAAAAACGTATTTATAAATAAAAATTATGTTTAGTCCAACTGACTCTGGTGATCCGGAAAAAGAAAGTCAATCTACCGCTGGTTATTCTTATACTTCATATGACATATTAGGTGAGACCGCAAAATTATATAATGGGTTAACCTCTCTTAATTTAAATCAGATAAAAACTGCTTTTTCTAATTTTACCACAAGTATTACTGGTAATTTTGGTATATCCGCAATATTTGAGGCTGTTTCAGATTTAGATAAAAAAAGTGCGGACTTAGTTAAAGTTTTGGGTGTTGGAGGGCAAAGAGGTGCCGAATTACAAACTACTATAGCAGATGCAATACCACAATTTTTAGAAATGGGTTTAAAGGCTGATGATGCAAGTGGTACATATGAAAAATTAATTAAAAAATTTGGTACAAATCTAAAACTTTCTGATGAACAACTCGCGTCTTTGGCTGCGACAGCCAAAGTTACAGGAATTGAAGTGGATGTTTTGGCTGAAAACTTCAGAAACGTGGGATACAATTTAGAAAGTGTTGAAAAAAGAATGATGGAAGTAACCAAAATTGCGAATCAAGCAGGTGTTACTGTGGCTGCAGTTGCGGGTGGAGTTTCTACCAATTTAGGTAAAATGAACTTATTTAATTTTGAAAACGGAACAAAAGGTTTGGCAAAAATGGCGGTTCAAGCAAGTAGATTGGGAATCGATATGAAAAGTGTTTTTGCGGTTGTTGAAGATGTTTTCAATCCTGAGAAAGCAATTGACTTGGCGGCTAGTTTACAAATGTTAGGTGTAAGAACTGGTGAATTATTGGATCCACTTAGACTTATGGATTTAGCACAAAATGATCCAACAGAATTACAAAATCAAATTGTAAATATGTCAAAAGAATTTGTTAGGTTTAATGAACAAAATCAGAAGTTTGAAATTATGCCAGGGGCAAAAAGAAGATTACGAGAAGTTGCGGGAGCTCTTCAAATGGGCGCCGAAGAATTTGCGAGTATGTCTATCAAAGCTGCGGAGTTTGATACTAAAATGAAACAAATTAAATTTTCTCCTGATATTAATGAAGAAGATAAAGAATTAGTGGCAACTCTTTCACAAATAAATGAAAAAGGAATTGCTCAGATAAAAGTAAGGAAGTTTGATGAGCAAGGAAAACCTTTAGAAGAACAATTAATTAATGCGAGTGATATTACTGCGGAACAAATCAAAGATTTGAAAAAACAACAAGAACTGGAAGGACAATCTATGCAAAAAATTGCAATCGATCAACTTAGTGAGGCAGCAAAAACAAATGCAATTTTAGATAAAGCTATGTCTGCTTTCAGATACGGATTAGCCGGTACTGAAATACCACAAGAAATTTATAAAACAGGATTAAAAGGTGTTCAAGCAATGGGTGGATTATTACCCGATGAAAGTGAAACATATAGAACAAACACAGAAGCAGTATTGAGTAGTCTTAGTTCTACTTTAAAAGAATATGGTATAGATGTTGGTGATATTGGACAAGAAATGAAAGACGGATACAAAACGGTAATTGATTGGATAGAAACAACTTTTAAGGGTCCACAAGCAAAGGTTCAAAGTATGAATAACGTCCAAAAGGTAGAAAACCTTACAAGTTCTGACTTGGCTTTATTGAATGAAATGCAAAAATTACAAGCAACCGAAACAAAACAATTTGTTGGTAAATTGGATGTTGGGGATGCCACAATTAATGTAAATGTAAAAGTACCCGATTTGTTAACTCAAGATCAAAAAAATCAATGGATGACGTATGCTAAGGAGTATTTCTCAAATGCTGAGAATGTTAACAATATAATGAAGTCATACGTGAATCTAGTGGAAAAAAATGCTGGACTTACATCTTCAAAATAATTATAAAAATATATTTTATGTATTTATAGGAAAAGATAAAGTATGTCGGATAGTATATTGTCATTTGCTAATTCATCGTCATTTAGAAATACATTAATTGCGAGAAATTTAGCCCCTTATCAAGTACAAGGTGTATATACTCCACCTGCTGGTAATGTTACCTATGAAGCATCACCATTAAGTGACAGTAACGTTATAGATTCACCCGATTTTTTAATATCAACCAATGTCAGAGCAAATTTACTTTATCCATTAAATGAATATGGGCCTGAACCAGGTTTTGTTGGAAAATATACCGTACCTGGACAACCTTATCCTGTTGAATCAAATAAAGGACCATATGATTATGGTGAAGCAAATATTGATTTAGTTAATGAATTTTATATTGACTTAACTTATGTGAATAACAAATATGGACCATCAGAAGGAACATATAAAGATATGTATGTTGTAACGGATTCGTTACAAAACGTTTCTTTATTTTCCCCTTACTCAAATACAGATGGATTCCCAATAACGTTTATTCCGTCCTTTTATAGTCCATTTCAAATCCTAACAAGTAATAATCCATTTGGTTCTGACGGAACTTTATCACAAGATTCTTACTTAGCAAAAATAGGTGCAACATATCTGAAAGGATATTTTAATGAAAGAATTGCATCAGAAATAGAACAACTTACAGTTGGATCGATAAACTTAGATACTTTATCGGATCCGTTTAGTGCGAGTTTATTAGCGACAGGACAACAACCATTTTTTATAAAAAATTGGAAAATCACAGTACCTGAAAATCCTGTCTTAGCTGCTGTATCATTTGCAAATAGATTATCAGGTACATACTTTCCTGTGTCATTTATTCCTGGTGATTATTTCAATGAGAATAATCCTGAAGCAAATGTTTCAGGTGCATTAAACACCGCAAATAATCTTACGGGAGGTGCATTAGGTGGTGTACTTAACAAATATAGAAGTCCTTCTGAATTATTTTTGGCGAACACCGGTAATGGACAACAATCCATATTATTTGCAAATTTAAATTATAATTTATATCGTCCGTTATATCAAAAAAATCTTATACAAGGGGCGTCTCAGGCGATTAATAATTTATTTAATGGTGATAATGGTGGTGGTGGATACTATGTTGGTAACCAAAACGCGGAACCAAGTCAAATAACAAACCCATCAAATGAAGTTGCGGTTGATAGATTTGGAAAACAACAAGCAACTTTAGTATATGGACCTGATGAATTAGGAAAAATATACGAAGGAAATGAAGGTAAACTTAATTTTGGTTTAGGGGCTAGATCGCATCACGATGGTGATGGTATTGACGGTAAATTTGTTTGGACATCACCAAAATACAGACCTAACGCTGGATTTAAAGTAGGGAGAGGTGGAGAAGTTTTTCAGTTAGATAATGAATTTAATATTATTGAAGGACAATATAGTCAAGATCAATCGATAGACGTTGATTTTAAAGGGGGTTCTATTTTAGATAATACACAAAGAATCATTAATTCTGCTGACAATGTTCAGGGAGCAAAAAAATTAAAACACGTTGGTAATGCAATAAACCAAGTATCAAAAGTTTTCAATGATGGTTATAAAGAATTAACAAAAGGTTCACAAGTTATTGCATATTATGATTCAACAACAGGAAGTAATACAATTGGAGAAAGTGGATTTGAAGTTGGAAGAGAATATTGTAGAGTTTTTCAAAAAGATACACCATATTACACATATGCTGATTTACAAAAAACAGATGGTATTACCACATCGGGAAGAAGATTTCATAATTCTGTTTTTGATAACACATATAATTTAAATATTGTTCCTTTAAGAAATCCAGGATCAACTAACATTGTTGATAATAAAGTAAAAAAATATATGTTTTCACTTGAAAACTTAGCTTGGAGAACTTCTAGTGAACCTGGTTATCGATATGACGATTTACCAATATGTGAAAAAGGACCGAATGGGGGAAGAACAATGTGGTTTCCACCTTATAATTTAACTTTTAATGAAGATAGTAAAGCAAATTGGACACCAACGAGTTTTATAGGAAGACCTGAACCTATTTTTACATATAAAGAAACAACTAGAACTGGTAGTATTTCTTGGACAATTGTTGTCGATCACCCATCAGTGATGAATACAATTGTTAGACAACAATTAAAAAGTAAATCACCACAAGAAGTTAATTCAATTTTAGATTCATTTTTTGCCGGTTGTGTAAAATATGATTTATATGATTTAGCAATTAAATTTAATACTATACCAACATCTGAATTATACACATATCAACAAATATTAAATGAGCCAAGAAAAACTCAAGAAGAGATTGAAACGGTTATACAAGGAATAAGTGTGGATTACTCTTTAGGAGGTATTGATGACGCTGGTGGACAAGGTGGTGGTGATGGAACATTAACCACAGATATTACAATAGAGATTGAACAAGGACCATCAATTGAAGAAGAAGTACAATTAAGAGATTTGGATGCATTCCAAGACTATGCATTTTATTTTGAAAATGATTCACCATATTATAACCAACCTATAAAAAATATTTCAGACCCTGCAGAGTGGAAAGTTGCCGGACCTTGGTCTAGAGATTATAAAGTACCTTGTAATTATGAAAATTGTGATTATGAGGCGTATTATGATTTTTATTTAAGTTTGAGAAATAAAAAATACGTAACAAATGCTCCCGAAGTTTGTTGGGGTAGATTAAGCGGAAAAACAGAAGTATTCAAGAAAGAAGGGGTGCAACCATTCTTTGAAAATGTTGTGATAGATAATTTTGATGTAATCAAAAATGAATTGATGCCAAAAATAAAAGAACTTATTGTTGAAAAAAACGCAGTAGTTCAGATACAATTAGTAGGTTCCGCATCTCCAATACAAGTAAGTCTTGATTATAATAGATTTCTATCTGATAGAAGAATTGATTCAGTTGTTAAATGGATGAAAAAACAAAATGTTGGAGGTGAAGACTTTCAAAAGTTTTTTGATGAAGGAAAAATAATAGTCAACACCGAGTCTTTGGGTGAAGAAGCTATAATAACACCAAAAAGTAAAGATGGTACAAATTTTACAATAGATTGTAATCAAAACATTTTGGATGGACCTGTTTTTTCTACCGCTAAGAAAAATGATTACGGTGGTGAGTGGTACTCAGTACCTGCAATGGCGTGTAGAAAAGTAAGAATTAAATCAATTGTTGCAACAAGAAAAGTTAAACCACAAGAAGACCCGGTTGTCGATATTACTTTTGATCCTGTTGAAATACCTGATTCATCAGGAACAACAGGATCAACAACAATTTTAATACCACCTTTAAAAATCATAGATCAACCAGATCCTATTATAAGTGTTAAAGAAAATATTAGTAAAAAAATATTGAGACATTTATTTTCTGAATGTGATTATTTTGATGTTTTGAAAGAAACGGATCCTATGGTTTTTGATAGTTTAAAAGATAGAATAAAATATTTTAGCCCTACGTTCCATTCAATTACACCTGAAGGTTTA